CCTTGCATCCTGTAAGATGTCAGATTTAGCCCCTGCTCTGTTGTGTAGTCTATGAACGATACTGACGCGTATGGCGTTCGAGGTGGATCAAGTAAAGCACCGATAACAACACTATTGCGCATATCGATCCCACTACGATCAGACGAAAAATCCTTTGCTGTTTTCGTCTGCAGTGCTTCAAGTACTCTGTAAATTGTTGCATTTGCCATCTCAATCCCCGATCAATGCTGTCTTTAGGAGATCATTCAATTTAGGGCGGATCTCTTGTTGTTGTTTCTCTACACTGCGACCCAAGAATTTACGGGGTGTTATGTAACGCGTCCCAAACTCTATGAAGCGAGCATAACCCAATTCAGCGCCCCCAAATTGACCCCCTGCCTGTAGTATCGCTGTAGGCTTGCCGTCTATCACTGAAAAGCGCCCTGCTATGCTCTGACGCAGTCTTCCCGTCTGATTGTTAAATCTTGAGAATGTGATCTGCTTCGATCGTGCTTCCATTTGCAACGCGCTGATCTTTAGTCGTTTCTCTACCTGATTAAGCAAGCGACTTGCGCCCCCTTTCATTTCTTTTCGAAACTGAAACTGTTCAATCTTACGCATTTTGACCCCTTAAATGATCACAAATGAGGATCGATATGGGTATAGTATTTCTTTGACTTCAACAGGAATTGTATTTGGCATGTATGAAGTCGTTGTGTTTCTGACTGTCTGACTTTTCTTTCCTTGACTGCTCTTTGCCCTTTGTAGCTGGCTAGCGTATACACAAACAGCGTGCACAATGTCTTTATGAAAGAGAGTAAATCCAAACGTACCGACAACTTTATTTCCTCGATATGCTTTTGTAAATCCGACGGTCGAGGTATTTGGCTTGATGATCAACAATGCCTGCTGTTTGTCGATCTCGTATTCGCCTGTATTTACTTCTGTATCTGCTGTATAGGCTCGGTCAGGATCAGCGTGTACGCTTGTAATAGTTACAACAGGATTAAGGGGCAACGGCAATACAGATATATCATCGATCCAATATGAATCAATGTAAACGGTATAGGTTGATACTGCGATCGTTGGAGTGTTAGATCCATCAGGCGACGGAAAGCCGAGCCAACGTGCGATCGTTGACTCGACTCGATCGAGTAGGTTTGAAAGTTCTGTATCTGATCCTGTTCCTGTCACCTCAGGAAGATACTCCTTTAATATATCGACAGTAACAAGGGGCATAAACTTTCAATCCATAAAATAGGTAGTTAGTTAGTTAGTAAGATCGGGCTTGACGCAACTGCAGGCAGACGCTTGCTTTTGTTGCTTTTCCGCTTGATGCTTTTACAACTTTAACGATCAATACTTCGCCTGCTTCAAACACTGCTTTTGCTTGGTTGTTTTGAGAAACAAGATCAGCAGATACGTTAGCAGTCAAAGCGCCTTGAGAAGTGTCAAGAGTTGCCCACTGAAACAACACAGTTGTTTTATCGTTGCCAAGTACCTGAAAAGTAGCATAGTTTGTTCCGTCGGCTGCAATGCCATCGAAATCAACAACTTTTGCGGCTACAACTTCCATGCGCTCATGAAACGTAATACTGGTTTCTCCGCCTGTTCCTGCTGCTGTTGTAAAGTGCAAGTGCTCGGGGTAGTAATAAGACATAATTTTCTCCAAAGTGACGGGGGGATCTCTCCCCCCTGTAAGTGATTACAGATTGAATCCGAAAGCGACGTTTTTAACAGTAGCAGCATCCAAAGAATCAAAAGTTAATCTTTCAGTTGCTACCATATTGTATGCGCCTGAAGTAATATCTTGCTCTTGTTGGATTGAGATACCACGACGGGCAAAGATGTTCCAACTGTCACGAGATACACAAAGTATTCCAGTTGTAGTACCACCGCCATTAGTAAACAAGCCACTTGTTTCCAAGTCATCAGACAAGAAACGAGAAACAACAACAGGCATTCCAAAGATAGATCCCAATTGACCTGTCAAGATTGTTGCTTGCGGTCCAAACTTGTCAAGTGTGATCAACTGCTCTAAGCCCATTAAACTCTCATAAAGTGCTTCAGGAGATACAATCAATACTTTATCAGATGCAGCGTATTCACCTAATTTACTGATCAACTGAAGTAACTTTGCAGCGTCGATATTGTTTACTGATAGTTCAGTACTTTTATCAAAAGAAGCAGCACGCAATCCAGTCCAAAGGCGTCTATGATCATTTGATCCGCCAAGACCTGCAGCGCCCCAACGTCCTCGAATGTTCCAAGAAGCAATTGCGTCTTGATGAGTAACAGCAGAATCACCGTTGATCAAAGCATCTTCAACAGCATCACGCATATCTTTTGCGATCATACGTTGCATAGCAGGCAACAACAAAACAGCGGAATCTTCGATCAATTCTTCGTCAAGGATGTAACGAGTAGCAAGTCCTTTTGCTGTGATCTGTGCTTGTCCCATCTGTACAGTTGAAACAGGGTACAGTGCTGGATTGTCGCTGCTGACGGTCCCTTTTATGTATGGACGTCCACCGCGATTAATGCGAGGAGCAAGCATGGTGTTAGATGTCATTTGCACTTCACTGAATAAAGAACGTACAACAGTAGGCACTTCGTATTCCATATGAAGATCAGCCAAGAATTGATCAGGGATCAACTCAGCACCAACTCCAGCACCGTCATAGTTTGCTTTTGCAATCTGTGCAGAAATCACACGAGGAGCTACAGCCAAATGACGAGAGATAGCAAGATCCATTTTTGGAGTGCTTTGATCGCCTACAAGCATACTGCGAACCATCATGCGATCGTTAGCAAGGCGTTTCATTTCAACGTGCCAGTTTGACAAATTTTCGTCAGTATCCAACAAGCCTTTTTCAGTTATGATCTGAGTGCCTTGTGCTGTCTTGACTTTAGTTTTGCCAGTAGTCCAACGGATCGATCCATCTTCACTAACAAACTTTTTAAGTTCTGAATCAGTGCCTGTAACTTCTACAGAATCACCACGATAGATCGCTTCTTCTGTAAGTCGTTGAGCTTCTTTCAAAGTCTTGACTTGCTGCTCGATGTTGGCAACTTTTTCATCTTGGTTGTTTCTCAAGGAGCGTAGTTCTCCCATGATTTGCTTTACTGCGTCAATGTTCGACATAATAACTCCAATGTCTATAGATTAAAACTTTTTAATTCAGCGAGTAGATCGATAAGGCTAGCTGACTTTTCTTCGTCTTCTTCCTCTTCTTTCTCACTCATTTTTTCTTCACTATCTTCTTCTTTGTATTTTTCTTCGTCTTCTTTGTGTTCGTCTGTGTGTTCACGCTCTTCTTCCTCTTTCATTCCCTCTTCGACTTCTTCAACTTCTTCAGGGGAATGACCCGCAAACTCAACAAGATAATTTCCATTATCCAACTCTTGAACAGATACGATGTGCTTATTTATGATCAAAGATCTTGCAACGTCAGCAAGCCCGATCTCTCTAGTAAATTGTTTAGACAAGGTAGCCTCATTATTTGCGGGTATGGTTACGATCGATACTTCTAAGAGTTCAGATCTTGAAAAGAATTGCCCCGATTTCCCATGATGAGGATGATCAGCAGGCAATGCAGAACGGTTGATACTTTTAAGGGGCTGAAATCCAACCGATACAGCGTTGATGTATCCGTCGCGCACTTTCTGCTCAATCGTCTTAGCCATTTCATCTTTTTGATCAAACTCGACTTCAAGCATCAGCTGATCATTCTCAACAAATGCCTTTCCTTTTCCGATCGGCATCTGTGACGGGTTGTGATTGAACAATACAACAGGATTGCGATTGTAAGCAGATAGATCCCAATTTTGAGCGACAACGTCATTATATCGGTCAGGTGTAGCAGTAGACGCCACAAACTTGATCGGCTTGTCTTGTGTTGTCTGCTGTGCTTTAAAGTTCTTGAATCGCATTTGTGCCCCTTTCAGATATGATATAGCATACAGGATCAACTGTCATGCGATTATTTTCGCTCTCTGTATTTCTCATAGCACTCTTCTTTGTTCTCTAGGAACGATTCGCAGTGGTTAATTATGATCTGGGAGTTCGATACGTTGGCGATTTCCTCACATTCCGATCCTGAAGTTTTTGCGTCGATTCCTCTTGTCATTACTCGGCAATACATTTCCCTACAAAGAAGATTGCCCTGCTCTTTTATGTACACAGACGAACAAGGCTCAATGAGCAGATCGAGATCTGTCAATTGCTTGATCACTTCTTGCTGACCTTTTGCCACTTGATCAGATACGATGATCGGATCTACTGTCTGACTGTCTTCTTTCTTTTCTTTTGTTATGATCAGCGTAGAAACTCCACCGAGTAAGATCCCACCCAATCCAATT